ACCAAGTTGCCCATCTTTAAATTTATGAGAGTCTCTAACATCATTAACAAATTCAGGTACTTTTAAAAACATTACTGTAGACCAACCTGTTAAATCATGGTGTGTATGCGGAGGGTTATACTCTCCCTCTTTCATATCATTTATCCAACAACTTATAATATTTAATTTTTTATTTATACTTGAATCTTTTTCTACGACATCATCTATAGAGAGCATATAATCATCCATGCAATTTACAATATTTTTAAATATTCGAGTAGATTGTAATATAGGAGAAAATTCTAATTCTGTTTCTAAACGACCCGCTAATCGTGGACCCCAACTCTTTAGTTTAGATTTAGCATCTTCATATTTTTTATTTAAATCTTCAATTTCATTTAAAGGTAATTGATACCGTTTAACAATACTTCCAAATATTAAAGTGTCTGATTCTATTTTCATAATAATCCTACCCAAAATTGAATACTAAATCTTTGTTCTAAAAAACTAACATCTTTGTTGTTTTCTGAGCATAAAGGAGTAATTGCATGCGGAATAAAAGAAGGAAAAACAACGAGAAAGTTGTCCTTGTTTTCTACTTCTATAGTTTTATTTTCATCCATAAAAAGCATATTTCCCCCTTTTAATTTTTTTGATTTCTGTAAAATTAAATTAAATGTAAATAAATTTTTTGGAGTTGTATCTTTATGCCAATTATAAAAACCTTTGTTGTTATAAGAAACAACATGAATATTCCAAAACAACCTATTTGTATTATTAAGAAGAAATTGATAAACCGAAAAATTATCCTTATTTATGTAGAAATAAAAACCCTCTGAAAAAAACCAATTTTTAAGAAGACCTATAAAAGAGTTTTCTTTTTTCACAGTTTCCCATTCTACCCAAAAATCTAATCCACCACATTTTGAAGTTATAGTTGTGTCTACATTTATATCTTCTTCTTTTAAGTCATTTGAATAAGACCAATTTGGAATATTAAATCTATTTCGGTTATTTAAAAAATCAACAAATATTTCATCAACGTTTTGTGGATTTAAAAAATTTTCACAAGCAATAATATTTTTTGAAAGATTGTAGTATTTCATTCTTTTTTTACCCCTTTCATATCATATATCTCTTGTCAATAAAACAATTTAAAAAGTTCTGTTGACCACAATTAAAATATGATTAAATTAGGTTCCCACCAAAATACATAATCACAGGAGAATAAAATGGAAAATCAAGAAGTATTGAAGGCTATAGCTACCCTTGTAGATAAGGTAGGAAGATATCACGAACGTTTACTAGCAGTTGAAAGAGAGAAAGAAAAGCTAGAAAAAACCTTATCAGAACATTTAAAAGGGTGTAGTTGCCATAATCCTTCTGATAATCCTTAATCTTCCTTAGGCATGGTTCCAATCATATCTTCTAATTTTGGTGCAAAAATTTTAACGTCTCTCCGTATGTCTTCTTCTTTAGTTTCTGTTTGAGTGTTATCAATATCTTGTTGAACTTCTTCTTCTGATGAATATTCATAACCAGTTTTTGTATTGGTAATAGTAGTCTCGGATCGACAACTCATCTTTGGTATTTCTCTACCATCATCTAATGTAACTGTTCCTAGTTGTTTAGCTTCTTCTACAATTTTAGGCATTCATTCTCCTTTGTAATTCTAAATTAAAACTTAATATAATTCTATCTTCGTTTGAATTATTTTTCTCCACCTCGTGATTAAGCCATGATGGAAAAAAAATCAAGTCATTGGGTTTAGGGGTCCAAGATACACGGCTACTTGTATGTATACTTTCATCTGGTTTTTTAGGGGGCATTAATACCTCATTTTGAGGTCGAGGGTCATGGAAAACTAAAGGTCCGCTATCAGCAGGCACCTGTAAATAAAAGACTCCTGAGAGGTAATTAAAAGGGTGTGTATGCAGTTTGTTTTTGCTACCCGGTGGATTAATCATGGCCCACAGCCCACTCATAGAAGGTATCATATAATCTTCTACAGAAAGATGGTCTAATGCTTCTTGTCCTAAATTTATTATTTCTGATTTTAATGTAGAAAATCTTTCGTCAAAATGTAAATCTGTTTGACTATGCCATCCACCCTCATTAGTCTTTTTCACTCCGTTAGAATCTTTTTCTTTTATCTCTTTTATAATTTTAATAAGATTTTCATATCCTCCTAAATTTATAGAAAAAACGGGGGTAATAAATAAAGAATGTAAATCGATTATAAATCTCCTTTGGTAACTTCTAAAACACTTGCTGTTACATGTACTTGATTAGCGGCATTTGCTTGTACATATAATATATCACTTTCTTCCAACACTAAGGGCTGGTCTAATAATTCTACGGTAGTATTTGCTGAAATACTTTTTTGATTAAATAAAACAAAAGTAGACGATGCACTGGTATCCGTCCATTTTATATCCACTAAAGTGGTATTAGCAGAATCACTTGCTACTATAATAGATTTAACAAGAGCCGTTGTTGGAAAAATAGGGGCTGTTCCAACTGCTCCTACATTACCTGTAGGTACAGTATACACTGCTGTTAAATTTGTATTAACAACATCTAATCCTGCATTTTTAAAAGTATCAGCCAAGAAACCAACTCCTTCCTGATGATTTATCTTCTATGTCTTGAGCATAAGAAGTATTAAGAGCTAGGATTAACTGTTCTAATAAACGAAGAATTTGATCAATTTGAGATTGCTCGTATTCAGGGGTTGCGTTTGGTAATCTTGTAATTGTTATCTTAGCCATTATTTCCCTCTTCTACCTATAACTTTTTGTAAAGTTTTTGCTTGTTTAGCATGTGTGTTAGATGCTTTTTTTAAATTTTTAATTACTTTTTTTACTGATTTTATTTTATTTTTTTTCATTATCTTCTCCCGTCAGGTCTGAGTTGTAATTTCATAGAACCTAATCGCCAATTTGTTTCATCTACTACATCCGTAACAAAATTTAATTTTACTGATCTTCCTCTACCTCTTACATTAATTTTCTGTGTTGTACTACTTACATTACCTAATGTAGTCTGAGAGGAAGTAGATTGAGGGTAATCCTCTAAGGTCATTGTAACTTTTAATTCTTTTGAAAGATTAGTAAAATCAGGAACAAATTTACTTACTGACATAAAGTTATCTCCATCGGCTATTTCTACCGATCCTGATGTTAAAGAAGCTGAAATCGCTGTGCCATCTGCTTTATTATTTCCTACCTCGTGTTTATAAACATACGAAGCGCCTGCTGTCACACCAATAGGGGTATCTGATACACCTGTACTGGTAGTGGCATTTGCTGTTAAACTAGCATTGTATTCGGTAGCAATGGTGTTTTCATAGGTATAGTTTGCAAGATACGTTGTTCTCCCTAGAGTAGTAGTATACCATGTATTTTCTAAATAATTGTGAACAACCAATCTATCTATTTGCGTTGCACTCCCACTTGGGTAATACCACATAATTTCATTAAACTCAGGATTTACCCCACATGCTATATCATTTTTATTCGTAAAACTAATATCATCATAGACATAATCTTCTACAGAACACGGCATCTTTTTAACTACACCATCATACATATAGAATGCATCATCACCCATCCAGTACGCTCTACCATTTACATCAATCGCTGCATGTTGTGCTATCAATCCGCAGTTAGCCCCTAACTGTCGTTGACCAAAAGTAAAGGGTGTTCCTACAAATTGAACACCGTGCAATGAAGTATCTGTCCATACTAAGATTTGCCCGGTAGATCTTACCGCTCCAACAATTCTAGAACCATCAGCAATACGAAGTGAGCCTGCTTCATTAGTAGCAGTAGGTGCCCATGTTGTTAAACTTTCTCGATCAGCAAATCTAAAAAATAAATCATCTTGTGTAGCGGAATCTGTCACCGTTGTACACGTCCCCCATAAAAATAAATGGCGTGTGTCAGCCGAGACTAAGTTAAACCGAGAAGCAACAGGTGCCGTTGCACCAAGGCTCACGGCCCTTACACTCATTCCTGAAGATGTGTCCCATTTATATGTTCCACCATTTAAAACAGTGGCTACTAAATCTTCACCAAAATTATCTAAAGACCAGTTTCTTCCTTGAAGAGTTACACTAGAAGTAGCACGAGGTGTTCCCCATGTACTCAATCCCCATGTTGCAACGCCCCAACCATAACCATAAGTAGATGTAGCAGGTCCTACATTAATTTGATAACTTGCTGTAACCGAACCACCACCTGCAGCGGTTGTTCCTGTCGCATTTGTAGGAAAAGTAATTGTATAACTATTAGCATCGATGACTGTTGTTATTTCAAATTCATTATTAAATTCTAAACCATCTACGGTATTAGTAGCACTACCATTATCAAAGGTAACAAAATCCCCTGCGATAGCTCCATGACTTGCGTCTGTTACTGTGACTCCTGCTCCTCCTGAAGTTGTCTCAAAAGGATTAGTTAGAGAAGCAGTTTCACGGATAGGTGTTATATCCGACACAGAACCTTCAGAATAAATATAAAGTTTTCTATCCGTTCCTAATGCTAAATATCTGGTGCCATCTAAACTTATCCATGAATGTGTATCCCTTGCCACACCAATAATAGTTTCATTAGGATTAGGAAGATACTCCCATCCTTTCCACCTTTCTGGTTTTCCGTAATGAAATCGTACAAATTCTGAATCAGTGTATCGTCTTTTGTCACCCGCAGCGTAAGATGAATCTTGTTTATCTACCCCAGGTTGAAATTTTAAATCAGTTAACTTCATGTAAGCGCATACTAAATTATTTCTTGTTTTGTGGCAAGAATTGAGTTCCTACATTTCCTCGGAAAACATAGGTGCCATGATGATTTAAACCACTTATAACATCAGCATAAACACTTCCGCCTATTTTTTGCCATAACCTGC